ATACAATACATTGAGGATAACAACCTCAAAGCACGACACAGATATAGACACTACACTTACAAGCGTTTCTATCTTTACAACCTACTTAGAGAGGAGGGACTTACACTGTATGAGATAGCAGCAATGTTTAACAGAGATCATGCAAGTGTGATACATGGACTTAAAACTCACCATGATCTAATCTCAATTAAGGATAAAATATACCTTGACTATATTGAGGAGCTAATGTTAATCTTTGAGAATTACAATGAAGACCATAACCTTGTTGATGATGTCATGAACTGTTTTTGTTTAAAACAATTACGAAAAATTAAATTCAGAATTAAGAATAATCTCTACAAATAATTAAATTTGTAGTCCATACTGTTTTGATTAATTATTTGTTTGACCCTCTTTGCACTGCATTGAGGGTTTTTTTGTGCCTTATTCCGAAATATTTATTTTTTGAAATATTTTACTTTTCTAATTTTTACGGGTTAAAGTATTGATTTATAGATGTTTGTAAAAATAGAAAAAATTTTACCCCCTATACGCTCTATGAACATACTACCAAAACAGATTTTTTTTTCTGAAAAAAAAGTTTCTATTTTTACAAAGTGCCTTTAACAATTTAATTATCAATAAGTTAACTCCGAAATATTTTAGAAATATTTTTTTTCTGAATATTTCTTTTTTTCGGTGTGATTTGTATTGGAATAATTTAGTACATTTGTACATGGTTCGTCTTCACATCATAGAACCTAAAGAAGTTATTAAAACCTTTTAATGAATTTGGACGTGAAGACCCAAAGGATTTAAGAGGTTTTTTTTATGCTTAAAAATATGACACAAATTGAATTTGCAAGATGGTTTACTGATGAGGACTATGAGAAACTAAAATCACTCATCTCATTTCACAAGGATCAAAACAATACTGAATCTCAGCTCACCTGGTTACAAAAACATTCTGATGAGATTATTAAACTCCATGAAGAGTATAAACTTGATGAGCACAACAAACAAGAGGCTAAATATAAAGAGCATCTTGAAGTGATAAAACAAAACAATGATTTTGTAGATGGCATTAAAAATGGAGCTGTGGAATATTGTATCTGTGGGTCTGAATTAAAGTTTGTAAGTAATTTTAATTTTGTAGGGTGTAGTAATTGGCAGGATAAAACCAAAGAGCACAAATCATACAACTATAAAAAGAATTATTATAAGGATGATCCATTCTTTACATATTATTCATTGGATTACCTGTCTGATATTTGCAAGATAATCAAATCAAAGTACAATATAAAAATACAAGCTGGTAATTTGTATGAGTTTTATACTCTAAACAAAGTTACTCTATTGAGACATGAGATAACAAAAGAAAAATTCAGTAAGCTCAAACAAAACAGTGAGATATCCAAAAAAAGAGAGATACTAATCAAGAGTATTTTAGAGCAGAATAATCTCAGATTTGGTTATCAAAAAAAGATAATGTACAAATTGAAAGATAAAAAGCAAACACATGCAATACCGGATTTTATTGTATTATTTGATAACTCATTGTGTATAATTGAGCAGAAAAAAAACCTTGAGAGTTGTAATGATTATCAATTGATTTTTTATAAAGAATTGTTACAATTTATGTATCCTAATAAAAAAATTAATTGCATATTTGTAATTGAAGAGGATGTTGAGTCAGATGATAATGACAATCTTGGACATCCTGTATTTACCATTAACCAATTAAAAGATTGTTTATCATGCATCTAATTGACTATGCCTATGATTTATTGGCAGAGGGGTTCAATCCACTCCCATTAAAAGAAAATAAAGCTCCATTACTTGAGAAGGGCCACAACTATTTGTATGAATCAATAGATGAGAATAACATTGAGAAACTATTTAGTGAGGCTGTTAAGATAGGTATTGCATGTGGATCTGTATCAGATGGATTTTACTGCATTGATTTTGATGCACACAATGATGAGCCTATCAAAGATATATTTGAAAGCTATATTAACATCCCATATATCAAGGGGTTAATACATGAAGGTAAGTTATCAATCTATACAACAGCCGGTGGAGGTTATCACCTATATTTTATCTATAAAGATGAGGTGTTATCTGGTAAGACCTATGCATTTTGGGAGACAAAATCAGTAATGATTGAGATTAGAGGCAATGGGCAGTACGTTTGTTGCTGGCCATCTGCAGGATATAAACATATTGCAGGTCCTGAATATGTTAAACTAACACCATTGGATGGATCAGATGAGGTGCAGACAATACAGGATTTTGCACACTCATTTAACAAGTACAAAGAGATAGTATCCAGGTCAAAGACAGCTGACTCCAATAAGAAATGGGCAGAAACATGGAAGGACACAACACCGGATGGAAAATATAACATAGAATTTCAATCAGAGGCAAAGGACTTACTTGTTAAAGCCGGGTGGCAGTACTGTGAGACCAGGAATGACAATGTAGAATATTGGACACGACCTAACAAAGATATAAAGGATGGATTTTCAGCTACATTTGGACATTATACAGGGATGTTTTATATCTTTTCAGAGGATTTATCATGTCAACCATTTGTATCAAGGCAGGCTTACTCTCCATTTAACATACTTACTGAGCTGAAATATGATGGTGATTGGAAGAGAGCAAAGGATGAGCTTCGCAAGAGGTTTAATATGGTGGATAATGAGGAGTTTTGGAGTAAGAATGAGAAAGGTAACTACTCACTGAATAATAAAAGATTTAAAGATTTCCTTGAATCACATGATTTCTTTAAAAACTCACCTAATGAGGGCAGTACTTTTGATTTCATTCAGAAACAAGGCATCTTCATGAAGATAGTTTATGAGAAGGACATGAAAGATTTTGTCATTGAGTGGATTGAAGAAAATAAATGTGATGAGGGTGTGTTCAATCTAATGACAGGTAACTTAAAATTCTTTAAAAGAGACTATCTGAGCCTATTAAAATCCAAACCAATTGATGTATTGAAGGATAACAAAGATGAGTGTTACCTATTTTACAGGAATTGTATTGTAAAAATCACCGAAAATAACAAAGAAATAATCAGTTATTCAGATGTGAACATGGGTATTTGGAGAGATCAAGTAATCAACAGGGATTATTATCCAACTGATCACCATGAATCAGAATATAGAACATTTATTTGGAAGATTGCAGGAGAGAATCAACAAAAATACAAAGCATTTGAGACTGTTATAGGGTACTTACTGCACTCATTTAAGACTAATTCAAACAACAAAGCAATCATATTCAATGATGAGGTCATATCAGATAACCCAAATGGTAGATCCGGGAAGGGATTGTTTTGGAACGCATTGAAACAACTTAGAAAAGTTCAATCACTTGATGGTAAAACCTTTGATTTTAATAAGTCATTTCCATATCAAAGTGTTGCAACAGATTGTCAAGTGTTGGTATTTGATGATGTTAGAAAATCATTTAACTTTGAGAATCTATTTAGCGTAATTACAGAAGGAATTACAATTGAGTATAAAGGTAAGGACAGCATTAAATTGGATGTAACTGAATCACCTAAGATTATAATCACAACCAATTATACCATCCAGGGTGATAGTGCATCATTCAATGCAAGAAAATATGAGGTAGAGATGAGCTCTTATTTCAATGACACTTATACTCCAATCATGGAATTTGGTCATGAACTATTCAATGAGTGGACAGATCAAGAGTGGAGCAGATTTGACAATTACATGATGGAATGTATTAGCATCTATCTTGACCAAGGATTGATTGACATGCCATTAAAGAATCTTGATTACAGAAAACTGATTGACCAAATAGGGCAGGAAATGAATATCTTTTTTGCGGGCCTTGATAAGAATGATTATTTGAATATCAAAACAACCTATGATAACTTGTTAGATAGTTTTCCTGAGTTAAGAAAAAAGAATATAACTCAAAATCTAATGACTAGAAATCTAAAAAAATACTGTCAATTCCACCTGTGCACATTTGAAACAGCATACTCCGGAGGGATTGGTAAGATGATAATTAAAGAACCAAACAAACCGGATACACAACCGGATGTATGGGATAATATTACACCTATAAAAGAAACACCATTTTAATATGAAACGAATTAACAAAGACAAACTCAATGCTCTTATGATGGAGCAGTTGAAACAGAAGTATCCTAACATGCCAGAGGCATACATCCCTAAGACTGATTGGACAGATAACTCTGCTAATGCCTTGACAAAATGTGTCATTGCATGGATACAGTTCATGGGCGGTCAAGCTGAGAGAATAAGCTCACAAGGTCAGTACAGGGAAGGAGCTAAGATACCTGTTGGCTCTGGCATCATGGCACACACAAAACAGTTACCGGGCAAATGGACACCCGGACAGTCAACCAAAGGAACTGCAGATATTTCTGCCACGATCAGAGGGAGGTCAGTTAAGATTGAGATTAAGTATGGTAAGGATAGACAGTCAGATGTTCAAAAGGAATATCAAGCTTCCATTGAAAGGGCAGGAGGTGTGTATATCATTGTGAGAACATTTGATGAGTTTGTAGTTTGGTATGAACAGTTTACATTAGGGATATGAGAATCAAACTAAAAATGCCAAAGTTCAAAGTAAAGTTGAAACATCTTAGGAAGAAATATAAACACCCGGTCAAGGGTATTAATAATGAATCAACAGATAATTGTTAATAACTTTTATTTTGTACTTATGCAAAAGTTTATTATCTTTGGTGAAAATAATATTTACAGTATGGAAAAACAAATCAAAACAGCTACTGAGAAAATCAAGGAGCTGAATGAGTTGAGTAACACACTCACTCTACATCAAAAACTACACCGGGCAAAGTTAGCCATTGGTAAGGTAACTAAGAACGCACAAAGTCATCACTCAAAATATGCTGACCTTAATGCTATCCTTAGCACTGTTGAGCCTGTACTATTAGAGAATGGCTTGCTACTTATTCAACCTATCCAAGGTAACAGTGTGTGTACTCAGATAGTAGATATTGACTCAGGTGCAATGCTCGAGTCATGTATGGACTTACCTCAAGGTATCACACCTCAACAGATGGGTAGTGCAATCACTTACTACAGACGTTACACCCTTCAAAGTGCTCTCTCATTGCAGGCAGTGGATGATGATGGACAACAGGCATCTAAGGAGCAACCAACTGAGACTAAAAAAGAATCATTATCAGATTCACGTTTCAAGGCTGCTCTTGCTAAGATAGCATCTAATGAGTTCACAGTTGAGGAGTTAAAAGCTAAGTTCTATCTAACCAAAGAACAGGAGGCACAGTTATGAAATGGCGTCCATCACAATTAGGTAAGCTCATGACTAACTCCAGGAGTAAGTCTGAGCTATTGTCTGAGACTGCTAAGTCTGAGATACGTAAGATAGCAAAACAGGACTTCTTTGGTTACAGCTCAGACATTAAGACTAAGCCAATGATCAAAGGAACTGATTGGGAGCAGGATGGTATTGACTTACTCAATGATGTTCGTTTCACTAAAAAGTACACTAAGAACACAATCAGAGTAACTAATGAGCTCATGTCAGGGTGTTGTGATATCTTACTTGATGAGGTGATCATTGACATCAAGAGCTCCTGGTCATTAGAGACCTTCCCGGCAACACCATCCGAAGGTGAGAACTCAGATTATGAGTGGCAGGGTAGAGCATACATGTGGCTGTATGATAGACCTTCATTTGAGTTAGTGTACACCATGTATGATACAGATGATACTCTGCTCACTGATTGGGATAACAAATCAATCCATAAGGTCAAGCAAATACCTGCACACCATAGGGTAACTGTGTTAAGATATGAGAGAGATACAGTCATTGAGGAACAGATAAAAGAGAGATTAATAGCATGCTCTGAATATTATGCTCAATATGTTAACGAATTAAATAATAAATAATGGAAACATTTTATCAAGTGACTTATGCAAAGATGCCTAATTCATTTACTTCAAATCAATTTGCTAAGCAATTAAGAAAAATTAAAGCACCAAAACATCTGATAGATGAACAAGCTAATTTTTTACATGAAAACTGTATACAAAGAGATACAAAAAGAACATGGATAAAAAAAAATAGTCAAGCAAAACTTCCATTTCAATCATTTTCTCAAAGAAAAGGTTGTGATCTTGCACCACACATTATCAAGGATGGTATCAAGGGCACTGTTACTATTGTTCCTCAAGGTAAAGAGAAAGAATTTATTGAAAGTACTAAGGTTGCATCACCCCGGCAACGTATAGAGTTTTGTTTTGGATGGGGATTTATTAATATTAAGTTTTAAGTTATGCCATTTGTAAAAGGAGATGTAAGAATAAACAAAACTGGAAGACCAGTTGGAAGTCAAAATAAGACTCCAAACAGAGAAAAAGCTGTTGAATTAACTAATAAAATAATTCAAGATTTGTCATTAAACTATGATAAATTAACAACAGAAGAAAAAATAAAATTACTTCAAGTATTCAAAAGATTATTTGATTTTAAT